CAGGAGTACTATTAGTATTTGGTGCTACTTCGTTAACTGCTGCGTCAATAATATTGAGCGTGGCAGCGATCACGATGGTAGCAGCAGCTACTATGTTGTTGTTCGGTGCAACTATTTTTAACCGGGCCACTGATACGTATCAGGTAGCTTCAACAGAAATGCTCGCATCCTCCGAAGATTTATTGATAGCTTCTCAGAAGCTATTGAGTGCAGTAGCAATACTGTTACCAGCATCGGTGCTATTGATCATCTCGGCAGCTAATATGATAGTCAGCGGTGGGCTGCTAATGACCGGCTCGGTGTTGCTAGGTGTCGCTGCGTTGTCAATATCAGCATCCTCAGTGCTATTACTAATATCTCTTCCGGCTTTCACTGCAGCTTCGGTTGGGTACTTGCAGGCATCCACGATATTGTATCTAGCTTCTGGAATATTATTACAAGCATCTATACAATTATACGCATCAGCTGCACATCTGACTCCAGCAGCTATGATGCTGGTTGTAGCAGGATCTTTCTTGTTGACTGGAGCCGTTTTATTAGTCGCAGCGGCACCTATCTTATTAGTCGGTGCGGCGACACTCTTATCGGCGTCCTCCTTCTTATTACCGACATCCGTCCTATTATTTGCTGCCACAACGATATTGATACCAGCTTCAATGATGTTATTTGTGGCTAGTGCATTGATATATGCTAGCTCATATATGCTGCTGGCAGGTTCGGCTGTCTTACTCACCGGGTCTGTGGCAATGATCGTAGCGTCAACAATGTTGGCTTTGGCCATACCCATAACTATGCTGGCTTCGGCAGGACTCGTATCAGCCGCTTCGATATTGATTACAGGCTCTACGATACTGATAGTGGCTTCGATCATGTTGTTGACAGCATCCACATCTATGTTGATTGGATCTTCAAACGTTTTGTATGCAGGTACTCTGCTGATCGTTGCCAATGCGATGTTGCTAGCCGCGTCAACCGGACTAGCAGTTGGAGCTATACTATTAATTACAGCTTCACTGTCATTAACTATGGGCGCATCAGCGTTGATGGTAGCTTCTTTGATACTTTTACCCGCTGCTTTTACATTGTATTTGGCATTATCGATCATAGTCGGAGTAGTCGACCGATTCGCGAGTTCATTAGGAAATATTGCGGTTATGGGCAATAGCCTAAAGATGATGGCACAAGCATTCTCTGTGATGTCTGTGTTGTCGTTAACTGGCTTCCGAAGAACAGTAGACGAGGCACTATCTGCCTTACCCAGCATTAACAAGCTGTCATCTGGTCTTACTAGTTCAGCAGCTTTACTACAGAGTGCTGCCGATAAATTTACCAAACCGGTAGATCAGATATCGGACAGCTTGCTAAGACTAGGAACCACACTGGCTAGCGTAGGCGGTCAAGGTCTAACTGTCCAAGCTGATATGGACAAAGTCAGTGCTTTGTTGGAAGAGTATTCGACACTGCTAGAAGGCGCTGCCCAAAGAATAGAGATAGCAGTAGCTACCAAGGCTCAACCAGCGATGGCCACAGCTCGAGAAGAAGGACTAGAACAGGTAGTCAGATCTGAAGCCATCAACACCGTACAAGTAATGGATAAGAGGGAAGGCGGGCAGGTAAAAACGGACGAGAATACTGAGAATACTAAGGCATTGATAGTATTATTGACCAGCATAAATGAGAAGATGGGCAATATGGGCAACACCAATGACTTACGAGAGATACTTACTATACTACAAGGATACTTGCCAAATCTGGGCACAGGTACCGAGGGTCTGACTACTGAATTTAATTCATGGTCTAGATGAGGAGGGCTAAATGGTAGCTTATACTGCGCATGATAGGGCTTTAGCTGAAGAATGCATACTGAGGTTACCAGACGGAGTAGACGTTAAGTTTCAATTCCCACCTAAGCTACTATCAGACAACAGAAGTGGAAACTGGAATGAGGGGGAGCTACCAGGCACTGAGCCAGTCGCAGTTTTTAAGAACTCTGGTCCAAGAGAGATGACATTATCATGGACGTATATAGTCGATGGTGCTCAGTGGACTACCGAAGTGATAGCGAATGAGATAAAAAGAGTTAGAGGGTATTTTGCTAACGTCTTAGACGCCAAAGATGCCCAAAGATCCCTGATCTGTTATTTTAAATATGGCCTTTATGGCGATCAGTCAGTGTTCTCATCTAGAATCAAACGCATAGATGTAAAGCATGGAGATAGCACGATAATACCAAGCACTCGAGGGATAATAAATACAACCCAGGCATTTCCACTGAGATCCGATGTTACAATAGATCTCCGGTTGTGGACTGCAGGAATGGCTGATCAGAAAAAACAAGATATAGATCAATTAAATCCCAAGCAATACTACGAGTGGTATTAAGGAGACAACAGTGGGACCAATAGATGAATATTCAAGATATAGGTCTACTCAACGAATAGTAGTAGATCAGAGTGAAACCATAGGTGTTTGGAGTCAACCATCGTTTCTGCTGAATAGACCCAAAGATGATTTAGTAGGGGTATTTAGAGTTACTTCCGCAGTGGAGGGCAGGCCAGATTTAATAGCCAACCAGCTATATGGCTCCCCGCTATTGGATTGGGTGCTGATATCATTCAATAATGCTAGAGAGGTACTTAATTGGCCTAAATCAGGGATGGCCATCGAGTATCCAGTTAGATCCGTAGTGATTCCGGAGATAGTAGGATGAGTGATAATATAAATGTGATATGGGGCAAGTTTTTCTCACATAGAACTCGAACATTATGGGACAGATTCCCAGGCTCATATCGGGCGTTGGTGGTAGAAACCAACGATCCATTGAATATGAATCGGGTCAGGTTTAAGTGCCCAGATATGCATGATTTCGACTTAGAACCAGACTGGTGTCCATGGGCTGTTCCTTGTTTTGATCTAGGGGGGAAGAGGGCAGGTCGTTGGGTGGCACCTTGTATAGGCGATTGGATATGGATCACGTTCGAGAGGCAGCATCCATATGGCCCGATATGGACCGGTTTTGCCGATCCTACCAGAAGGAGATTCTATGCATATCCACAAATATTCGGAATTACTCCATTAAGCGTCAAGGAGGATGGGAAGAAAGATGTAAAACCCCGAGACTATGATATTAGATATCTGCCCAAAGACGGAAGGCCGATGAGTCATGGGTGGTGTGATCGTTATGGCAATCTGGATATTCATTCAGCTGTTGGTTTCTATCCTGCAGAACACACACAAGCACCGCCGCCACCAGATCATGACGCCATATCAGGCACCACATTTGAACAAAAGTCTCGTGCCCCTAAAGTCAATGACCCTGACCGGAAGTATATGGCTAGGGTAACCAAATATGGTCATATTTTCATTATGGGTGATCAAGGATATCATTGGCAAAAGTCCGAAGAATCAGAGGTGGGTGAGTTTCATGGTGATGTGCAGAAAGACGAGCGGTTTGAGATACGAAGGTGGCGGTTTCTCCAGCGGCTGTTGAATGATAACGTTCCCAAGGCGGGAATGAGAGGCGGCGACCAAAGAAAACAATTGATGATGACCAGGTATGGTCATAGGATAGAAATGCGGGATGCTGGATGGGCACAAAAAGGCCCTATTTTGTCGAGGTCAAGACAAGGCGAATTCGGACCATCGGCCATATTATCCAATGAGGAGAGAGATGACTTTAGATGGATCAAGATCAGGTCTAAGGGAGGTATGCTTTTTCAGACATACGACAAAGGATTTGACCCAAATGAGGACAAATTTGTTAAGAGGAAATTGCTAGAGGAATCGGGAGCACGGAGCGAGCTGGAGGACAAATACTGGGGCAACCGCGATGCTAGATGGATGAGAATGGTGACGAGACATGGGTTTAAGTTGGTCCTAGACGACCGTGGAAGCAACCAGACAGATGCCCGGGGACGCGAGACCAGCCGAGGAATGGGCGTTCTGATCAAGGGCAGGAGAACCCCATCAGCCAAAATGATCAACAGACGAGGAAATAATAGGGGTTTTCAGTGGGAGATTAACGAGCGAGACGATGCAAACCATACGTCTTGGTGCACTCCGTTAGGCCAAACAGTCGAGATGAACGATAGGTATCAATATGTTATTATGGCATCAGCTTTAGGGCGTAACTGGGTGCCCAAGTGGAGACACGTGAAAGATAACGAATTCTTAAGAAAACCAGTAATGTTACGTAATCCTGAAAGAACTACCCATCATCTGAAGCTAGACCATGATAATGAGTATGTTCGTCTCAAAACCAGAGCTAATAAGGGGAAGAAACCTGTTCAACCAGCTAATCAGAGCATGGTAGGCAGTGACGAATTGAATCAGGGACTCGAGGCAAGGGATGGGCGAAATGGTGATGGTGCATGGGTCGAGGTAGTAGATTGCCAGCATAGGGGGTTATGGTTTTCGAAAAGATATCGTATAGGGATCTGGAGGGCTAGGAAGAAGAGACAGATGTACCAGTGGATGGACGAGAAGACACGAAAGATAGTCATATACAACGACGAGCGGAATGGACGGATAGAAATATATGCTAACGGTGAGGTAAACCTGATCTCAAACGACGATGTAAGCATTAGGGCCGATAGAAATATATTCATGAGAGCCGGCAGGAGCATATTGATGCAGGCAGGCGGATCGAGATTTTCCATACTACCAAGTGGGAGGATCGATTCGAACACTCAGATTAATACCAGAAGGGTTAATGCCAGGCTATGTGGTGTCTCACCTGGCCCAGGTGGTGGATGCCCTTCTCCTGGTGGTGCCTCTGTGACACGCAAGCCCCGCCCTCCTCTGCCTACCAAAAGAGAGCCTACTGATAGAGGTAAAACCTACAATAAACCATACCAAGTAGCCGAGGCTGTTAAATGATAATTAGAGTCCCTACCGGGTTGTATGCAACCGAATTGCCAGTGGGTGACACAGATGCGGGTAATGTCACATATACCATAAGTAATAGGACCCCTCCACGGACCAATCTACTATTCCCAAAGATACCGGTAGTTGTAATCGGCCAATCTAGAGACAAAAGACCTAGATCTTTGTTACCTAGACGTGCGGTTCTAGGCGAGTTAGCCTTCTCAGTAAACAAAGCTAATAGAGTAGAACTAGGCAACTCAGAGAAGGTGTATACCACTGGTCAAATATTGGAATTCGATAGTAGAGAGACTAGAACTATAGACCCCATGCTAGTGCCCGATAAGATGGAGATAGTCCATAACGACACGTTAATTAACTATGCCGGGTTGGATATCAAACCTGACGCTATAAATGCGATTGAGACCAACGCTATCAAGATATATGAGCGATTAAAAGGCCAACTCAATGATGTAATAGAGGAGCGTAAGAAAAGCGAAGAGTTGTTATTAAGCTATCAAAAAATAGTCAATGATGCAGAAAAAGCTATTAAGGCTTTGACCATAGTCAACAGCATTGAATATGATCAAGGTATAAACGAAATCATATTGAAAACGCAGGCAAAGAAAATGCAGGCACTAAAAGATATAGAGTCAACGACCGTCAAGGCTAACCAACAGGCTACGAAAGCTAAGGGTATACAAGACCAAATTAGGGAAGTAGCGGCGGTGATCAAATGACGGCCACTTATTACGGGTTTAATCCGCCATTCATTGGCGGCCCCCAAAATATAATGTCCAGGCAGGAAGACGACAGAATCATCAAGAATGATATATTGCAACTGCTGTTGACTGTGCCTGGCGAAAGAGTAATGCGACCAGATTTCGGTGTCAATCTGAGAAACTTTGTCTTTGAACAGATGGTAGATAGGGATCTCAGCCAATTGCAACAAGAGATATACAGGGGTCTGGCTGAATTTGAGCCTCGAGTTAACGTCGAGGACGTGATACTGCAAAGGAAAGACGATCAGAATCAATTGCTAATTAGGGTAATAGTAAATCTAAAGAAAGATCCCAGAAGGCAATTGACTATAGACCAATTGCTGAATCTGACGTCTCAAGCTTGAGGAATCAATGAGCGAACCCACATTATTCGATTTGCCGAGTGAGCCGGAACAGTTTGGGATCATACTGGCTCCTGCCAGATTGAGGCGGATAGACTTCAGCGGATTAGACTTTTCTACGGCTAGACGAGCTATAATCGAATATATTAAGACATATTATCCAGATCAATTTAATGATTATGTCGCTAGTAATGGCATAATCATGATGACAGAGATCATAGCATCAGTAGTATCCAAGTTATCTCTTAGAGCTGATATTTTAGCCAATGAGGCTACATTGCCCACAGCAAAGACGGAACGGGCAGTCATCAACCATCTTGCGTTGATCAATCAACGGATTAAAAGACAGACACCGGCCATCATAGATATCGAAATGTCAGTCGATGTACCGTTAACAACGGACGTGGAGATAACCCCTGGCATAGTATTCACAGCCAATGGCCCAGACAATCTGCCTATATATTATGAGGCGTATAAGGCTCCAGGTGATTTTAATAGCAACATAATTATCCCAGCCGGCAAGAGGGGTGTGATTGCTTGGGGTATACAAGGCAGGTTCGCCGGACCAGTTAAAGCAATAAGCTCAGGGGGTGCTAACCAAGTCTTCGAAATAACCGATAAATCGATATTAGAGGATCCAATTAGTGTGATGGTTTCCTTCGGTTTAGAGAAGGTAGAATGGACTGTGGTTAAAGATCCTATAGAGAGATATGGACCCAATGATAAGGTGGTAGAAGTAAATTTTTTCGATGATAATGCTATATTTAGATTCGGCGATGATGTGACCGGATCTGCACCTAAGTCTGGGTCTGAGATAGAATTTAGATATAGGACTGGTGGTGGTATAAGGGGCAGGATAGGTGTTGGTACAATCGATACACAACGACAGATCACTCCTAATCCGCCAGCTAACGCAGCTGTCTCCGTGCGTTTCCGTAACGTCTCAGCCTCAAGTGGTGGTACGGATAAGGAGACTATCGAACAGGCCAAGAAGAGGGCACCGAGAGACTTTTCCGTTCAGGGAAGCATAGTCACAGCTGGCGATTATGCCATAGCAGCTACCAACTTTTCTCATCCAGTGTTTGGCTCGGTATCTAAGGCTGTTGCCACTCTAAGGTCAAGCAAGAACGCCAATTTAGTAGAATTATACGTTTTGGCTGAGGGCCCAGACGGCATTCCGACTGCACCGAATGCCGGATTAAAGGTCGGTCTCGAAACTTATATTAGTGATCTAAACGTCTTCACTGATCATGTAAAGGTCGTGGACGCCAAGATCTTGCCAATAGATGTAGAATTCAATGTGGTAATTGATCGAAACGCTGATGCATCTGTGATCAAGCAGAAAGTAGAGGCCGCAACAACCAAATTTTTCGATTCTAGTAATTGGGAGTTAGGCCAAGGGTTGTACACATCTAATCTAATAGAGGCGTTAGAATCGATAGACGGTGTGTCTTATATTGATCTTTTCAAGCCTGCTGACAATATCTTACCGGCTAATATAGCATTCAATAATAATGGCCTCACTGTTATAGAGTATAATCAGATGATAGTTGAGGGTAAGAGAACTACCAATTATTATTATTCAAAAAGTACGGCACCGGTCAATACTAATCGCTAATTCTAATAGCTGGTTGGTGGAGCAGTGGGCCGCCTTCAGTCAGGCGATATATGTCATCTATAGAGCAGGTTTGGTTGCTCGCGGTCCAATAGATCTCCAATACTTCTCCGGCCGATAATACGAAGAACCTGTGGTATGTCTGCGGTGCCACAACATAGTGTTGCCCAGGAGATAAGTAATGAGTGACCATGGGCATACTGCTGGGTATGATAGCAGGATTAGTGTTTTTACTCCAAACCTCTATGGCGATCAAAGCAGTGGTTGAAATAAAGGCATTATACCTATGTTCATGCTTATGTATTGAGCATTGCCATCCTTTATTGACCTGAAGGATGCTTGCGTTGATATTTTGGTCTTGAAATTTATGAAGTATTTTACCCCAACATTTATCTTGCCAGATCTGATATCCGAACCAATTAGCTATTTTTTGCTTTAGTGAAGCCATATAGCCCCGACGAGATGGTGTTACTTTGAGAATATTTACTTGGATACGTAAAGTATGATCGAACCAGGAGCGTATAATGGACATATTTAAAGATAAAGTGATACCTATTTATTCTATTTGCTATAATGGTGAACCTGACCAGATCTATACTTTTACCAATTTTGAGAAAGCGGTATCTTCTATAGAAGGGTCAGTCAGAGGATATTATGGACATAACGATAGGTCATTTGATGACTTTTGTGCGGAGGTCAGATCGAGGATACATGAATTAAGAAAATCTCCATGCATACCGCTAAAATTCGATGGATTATATGCGATACTATATAGTTGGGAATTAGACCACACTAACCCTATGCACCTTATTCTCTCACAATGCCACCAACAAGCCATGATGGGAAATAATATTGGCTTAGCCGAGCAAATAGAAAAACTATTTATGGAGCCGGCTAGAAGCTAATTTTTGGCGGCATCTATGTCCAGATCTGACAATATCTCTCGCTTGATTTGTCGTAAAACATCTGCCATCAGTGTGGCCGCGTCTAATATATGTTCGCCTCGATAGAACACCATCGGCTCATCATGATCTGGGTGTTTAGCAATAGCGATTGCGCATGAAATTTTTAATTCTTCACACTGTTGGCCAAATCCATTCATGAGTTGGTTGAATGTCTGTTCAAAGATCACTTGGCGATCGGGTACAGCTTGTTGTAGCACGGGTTCGGCATCATGTTGGTCAGTAGATTGCATTGTTAGGCTTTCGCTGTTGGGTGTGTATTAATACAATTATGAATACGCTAGTGAGTGATGAAGATAAAGTGATGATTGTGTGGAATTGGTGCTCAGATGCATATTTACAGCACGGTATTAGGCTCAAATTGCCTGCCAATACAGATCCGGCTACCACCTATCAATGGCGATATGCTAAAGCTATAGCTAATAAGTTCGAAGAATGGGGGTTTGATGACGCTACATCTCAGAAATTTATTCAAGTCGCAGTCAACCATTGTAAACGTGCGGGAGTTATCCATAAGGGTTTAGCATCTCTTCATCAAGCAAATATGTTGAGTGTATGCCTGGCTCAGATGAAGAAAAGGTCTGATTCAAATACCCAATCTATCGATTCAATCAAAGGCATACACCAATGGTTATCCAGACGAATAGGTGTAGATGCTCTAAAAGGGTTGTTACATAGAAGCGATACACATGAACTATGCAATATCGTTAAATGGTATAAAGCTAATCGGATCTCTAGGCTGTATTTAGCTTTATCTAGGCCATGTCTCAAATCTTTGGATATTCTTAAGCACACCAATCAGGAAGAACGCGACTTATTACCATCTAAGCCTTCCCTATTTCTGTTAAGGTCGGAATTTCTCGAAGAAGCCAACAACGTTCAAAGTGTCAAGCAGATCCTTGGAGAAGAATGGAGATGACAGTGCCATCAGCTAAAGTCAACGATAATATCAATGTCACCGAAGAATATTTCGGAAATATCTATAACACTAATGAAGAACCTTTTAAGTTAGATGAGCAGTTTTTGCTCAAGTACCAAGGGCGTAAACCCAAGTTCGGGTTCAATGGCTTAGGTGAGTTCGTATATTATAGGACGTACTCACGGCTTAAGGATGATGATAACAAGGAGAAATTTATAAATACACTGATTAGAGTCGTTGAAGGCTGCTACGAGATACAAAGACAGCACTGCAAGAAGATGCATATCCCTTGGGACTATCAAAAGGCACAGGCATCAGCACAGGAAATGTTCGTCAGAATGTGGGACTTTAAATTTCTCCCACCGGGTCGAGGATTGTGGATGATGGGTACTGACTTCATGTGGAAACGAGGCAGTGCGGCATTAAATAATTGTTTTGATGGCAGTACCGAATACATTACTAGAGACGGTATAAAGTCACTTAAGGATACAGTAGGCACGACGCAGAAAGTCTTGTCGACTGGTGGCAAATGGGTGGATGCTAAGATTAAGTCCTTTGGCGAACAAGAACTACTCAAGATTACAATGCATCGTGGTAGGTACACCAAGATCATATATGCCACTGCTGACCACAGGTGGCTGGTTAAGTCTAAATCAAGGTTATTGAGCGTCGTGCATGGAGTTGAAGACACAGATAAGAAACCCATATATAAAGTAAGAGAGACGAATACTCTCGGGCTAAAACGAGGTATGCGACTTGTGGTTAATTTTGGTTCTGGTATTGCCAATAACTTGAGACCCAGTGTCGTAGGAATAATGCATGGGATATGTCTAGGTGATGGTACCACAGGGTCTGATACTAATAGTCATGGAACTTATTTATATTTATGTGGCGACAAAGATAAACAATTGTTGAAGTACTTCCGGGAATTCCACGTAACAGACGCCCCGGAACGTGGAAGTTTAGGAGCTAAAAGAGTAGCCGATCTGCCAAGATTCTTTCGGCAGGTTCCTAACCTATCAGAAGCTAGCACATATCTTTATGGTTGGTTGGCGGGGTATTTTGCCGCTGACGGCAGGGTATCTAAGTGTGGCTCGATACAGATATCGTCCAAAGACAGATCTAATCTAGAAACTGTCAAGTCGGTTTGTGCCATATTGGGAATAGGCACACATGATATAATTAGTGGCCTACAGACAGTGGTCTACAAAGGTGTGACTAAAAAATTCCTGCAATATAGGATAACACTATTTGCCGATCACTTGCGTGATGATTTCTTTTTGATCGAAGATCACTTAAAGAGGTACCAGCAGATAAGAAAACCTAACCGGCAGAAGATCCCCCAATATTGTTATTGGGTAGTGGATAGCGTAGAGTCTACTGGTAGAAGAGAAGAAGTGTATTGTGCGCAAGTACCTGATTATCACACATTTACACTAGAAGGGAACATACTTACTGGTAACTGTGGGTTCGTCTCTACAGACGATTCTATCGAGTCAGATCCAGCCGAACCTTTTTGCTTTTTGATGGATATGTCGATGTTGGGAGTCGGAGTGGGTTTTGATACTAAAGGCGCGGGCAAAATAGCTATAAATCAACCCAATGAAGAAAGTACTTGGCGGTACCAAATCCCAGATTCACGCGAGGGGTGGGTTGATTCAGTCCGGTTCCTTATTTGGTCATATACTAAATATTCGGATCGAGGAATAGTTGATTTTGATTACAGCCTCATCCGCGCGACCGGTAGCATCATCAAGGGATTTGGCGGGAAGGCTAGTGGGTCAGGCATACTGGAAGAACTTCATGACTTAATAAGAGGCCATCTAGACCGTAGGGTCGGAGGTACGCTTTCCAGCGTTGACATTACTGACTTAATGAACTATATTGGCAGATGCGTGGTAGCAGGCAACGTTCGCCGCACAGCCGAAATAGCATTCGGAGAGCCAGACGATAAGCAGTACTGTTCGATGAAAAACCCGATGGCTACTTTAGTAGAGTCTGATTATGCGGATTTCTATAAGGCAACCGGTCAATTATATTCTCAAAATCGAAGCCAAGCCGAGCTTAACGATTTTGCTGACGGTAATGGAGGTTATATTATACCAAAGGAGAGGCTCGCACCTGCTATTGAGACTTGGAACGCACTCAACCATCATAGATGGTCGTCTAATAATTCGATCTTTGCTTATATCGGAATGAATTATGACTTTATAGGTCGTCAAATAGCCGCAAATGGTGAGCCTGGGTTGATGTGGCTTGACAATATGCGTGATTACGGTCGAATGATTGATGGTAGGCAGCCAGGCATAGACGGCAGGGTTAAGGGAGGGAATCCTTGTTTTGCTGGCAATATGCGTTTATTTACAGAACAGGGATATGTTAGCCTATATGACCTCTGGTTGACAGGTGGCAGCCAAGAATATAAAGGAACAGATAACTCGATAGCAAAGTACGGTGTTCAAAATATCGTCAACAAACATGGCGTGGTGCAAGCATCTAAAGTCTATAGAACAGGCACAGATGTGGACGTATATCGCGTGAATTTGAGCGATAATTCACATATCGAAGCTACTGAGAACCATACTATGATTAAGATCAATAAATCTCCTAGCAAAAAAGCAGGCAAGACCAAGTATCAGGAAGTGAGAATCCCGTTAAGAGACTTAGTGGTTGGTGACTTAATACCAGTCAATAATACAGTTCATTTTGGATCTATCCATAACCCAACATATGCAGAATTAGCTGGATGGTGTATAGGTGATGGTTCTCTCTCCAAGAAGGCCGATGGTCAGATTAAAGCAGAATGCACTTGTTATCAACAAGACATTATAGAGGCGAGACCCAAAATATCGTGTCTTCTGACCGAATTATATTACGTTCACACCCTATCGACTAATCAGAAACCAGTATATGCCGGTTGGGATAGAAAACAAGCACATTTCAAGCATACAGAGTGCCGTCAGGGCTCAAATGTATTGGGCAGGATGCTCAATCAAGATAATATTAAGCCTGGTGACAAGCACAAGGTGCCAATGTCCATATGGAGTGGTACCAAGGCAACTGTGGCAGCATTTATCAGAGGCTTGGCTTCTGCTGATGGATGGGTGCAAGCCAGCGATGAAAAAGCAACGATATCAGTAAGAATCAAACAGTCCAATCAGAAGCTACTAGAAGACTGCAAGTTGTTATTAAACCAGTTTGGCATACATTCGAAAGTCCATTACCGACATGGAGGTGGTCATCAATTGATGAATAATGGTAAGGGTGGTAAGAGCAATTATCGTCGTCGACCTGGATATGAATTGATAATATCTGGTATAAAGCAAGTCGGCCGGTACATGGACGACATTGGATTCATCCAACCTTCAAAGGCCAAAAAGGCTGTTGAATGGCTACATGCCCATCATGGCTCAAATAACTCGGACACTGGGAAGTATGTCAAGGTCATGTCCGTTGAATATATTGGTCGGCAAGATACATTCTGTTTGACTGAGCCGCAAGATAATCGAGTGGTAATAGAAGGCTTACAGGTTGGTCAATGCTTGGAACAATCGTTGGAATCATACGAACTGTGCAATTTGGTGGAAACCTTCCCGGCGAATCATGACGATGCAGAAGATTACATGCGTACACTCAAGTTCGCTTATCTTTATGCTAAAACTGTGACTTTGCTCCCAACGCACAATCCACGGACTAACCAGGTAACACTACGAAACCGGAGAATCGGGCTATCACAAAGCGGGATCGTGCAGGCATTTGCTAAATTTGGAAGGCGTAAGATGCTACATGATTTCTGCGATGCGGGATATAATGAAATCCGCAGATGGGACCAGGTATATTCTGAATGGCTATGCATCCAACGCTCTATCAAAGTCACATCGGTTAAGCCTAGTGGTACTGTGTCTTTAGTAGCTGGGGCTACTCCTGGTATTCATTATCCCGAAGCGAGCACATATTGGCGACGGGCTAGATTGGCTAAAGACAGTCCTTTGGTCAAAATCTTGGAGGATGCGGGATTTCATATAGAGCCTGATGTCAAGGATCAAGATAGGACCGTAGTAGTCAAGTTTGGGATCAGCGATGAAAGAGTTAAACCTGTCGACCAAATTAACATATGGGAACAAATGGCTAACGTCTGTGATTATCAAAGGTATTGGGCAGATAACCAAGTATCTTGTACTATTAAGTTTAAGGCGGAAGAAGCTGATCAGATATCTCGTGTGCTTGAGGCATACGAAGATCAACTTAAAGGTATTAGCTTTCTACCGTTATCCAACCATGGCTATACACAGGCCCCATACGAGCCGTGCTCCCCTACTGAGGTGGCTGAATATAATGCCAAAATAACTGACACTGACTATTCGTCTTTTATTGGTCAGGAGGCTGAAGGTGCCAAGTTCTGTGACTCAGACAAGTGTATTATTACTTAATGTTATATAATCAGCTATACACAGTATATAATGCAGACATACACCACTATAGATAGTTAGAGTGACATATGGCTCAGACAGTATCAAGTAAACGGTCTGCCAAGCCATGGACTAAAAGAGAGATCACCTTACTCAAATTGATGGTGTCAGGCGCGCCAAGGATACGAATAGCGGGCCGTACACACATAGCCATACTGGGAAAAATCAGAGAACTAGGGTTAAAGAAGGGTAGAAAATACCTAAAGTGGACATATGATGAGTTACAGGCGATAAGGTCCGGTGTTATCGTAGAAGGTAGGACCTTATCGACTATCCAGCGATGTAAGACCAGGTTATTAAGGTTACTTAAAAGACCCCACAGATGTAGGTGGTCGTCGAATAACATTGATTTGCTCATAGAATCGCATAAACGAGGACTTAGTGCCAGAGATATGCACAGTCAGAAGATATTACCACCTAGTTTATCTATAACAGCTATACAAAAGAAATTGTGTCGATTGGGGTTGGTTAAACGAAATCGAAGTGGATTAGTTTACCGACGATTCGACCCGGTCACTCGAGAGGCTTTTGAAAGATTCTTAATTCAGCACTGGAAAGGTAAACTACCTATAGAATTGGCTGAGATGTGGAACGATAGTCAACGGTTTAAGGTAACAGATAAGAAGGTATCCAATTATCTAGCTAAATTAGGGATAAAGATCTCGTGTTATGAGGTATACCATATCAAAAAACAACGTGAATATGAGAGACAAATAATCGATCGGATAGGCTTAGAAGCTCCGAGCATTTTGACAGATCAGATCAAGGCATATAGGGTCAAAATGATGTCAAGGAGATATACACATGGATTGGATATATGGACCGGGCTAAAGTTAGAGATACCGCTATATATTGATATAGATGACTAGCCGTATTGAATAATTATGCGAGCTACGATAAAAGACAATAAGTGGATATGGTTCGATAATATAACGCAGGCAGAGGACGAGGTGTTGTGGACACAGTTTAGTGTGTCCAGGCCAGGAAGATACGTCGATCCTTCACAAATGGGCAATTGGGATGGCGTATTCAGAAAATATAATCGCGCCAAAAGAAGATTAGCCAGACCATTATTAAGCATGCTAAGGGGAGTATGCACTAAATTTAACATACCACTGGTAGTCATTGACCAAAGACCAACGTGGCCATATGTCAAAGCGACTCCTGAGCAGATCACCCAAGATTTTTTAGATGGCATAAAGCTAGACCCACATCAGGTTAGATCAATACAGGCGGCATGTAAGGCAGAGTGTGGTATCATAGATGTGCCGACTGGTGGGGGTAAAGGAGAGATAATAGCAGGCATATGCAAGGCTATTACATGTCCAACGGTGATCATAGCTGACCAGAGGGTGGTGGTTGAACAGTTAAAAGCACGGTTAGAATTACGAGATGTGATAGATGAGGTAGGATTATTCTACGCTGGTGAAAAGCCAAATGGTGAGCGGATAGTTGTCGGTACAGTACAATCTCTTACTGCTCCATCTAAACCTCCAAAGACACCAGATAGGACCGCCAAGGATACAGAGAAATCATACGCGAATAAGTTAAAGAGGTGGGATGCATCATATAAAGCATTCAAGACACGTAGGTCTAATTGTAAGATACTTCAACAATATATCAAAGAAGCAGAAATGATTCTTGTAGACGAGTGTGATAAAGCTACGTCTGAACCTTTCAAGAATCTATTCAGATATATGTTCAATGGCAGAAGGCGATATGGATTTAGTGGCACACCTTTTGACGATTCTAAACCAGTTGAAGGGCTGGTAATGCAGGAACATTTAGGTTCCGTGATAGCCAAAGAGTCGAGGCATGAATTACAAAGAATAGGCAGAATTATATCTTTTGATTATCATATGATGGCATTTGGTATGGAGGGAGATAAGGATAACAGGTCAGCGTATGATATTGCCTATGATGAATGGCTAGTCAATAATCCGAAATTCCATAGACTGATATGTTCGATATGTGCTAAATATAACCATGGCCAAGATGGTACATTAATATTAGTAGACAGAGAGACACTAGGTGCTAACTTAGAGCGATTATTAAATGAACAGGGCATCAAAGCCCATTTCATATATGGTAAGACAGACAAGCGTCGTCGCAATGAAAGGTTACGGAGCTTTGAGAGTAGGGAATTTAACGTACTTATAGGAGGAAAAATAATAAATCGAGGACTAGATCTTAAAGGCGGATGCGAGAATCTGATAGTTGCGACCGGTGGAAAGTTAAGGTCGGATTTCATCCAAAAAGTTGGGCGTGCTGTGAGGCACAATAGCAGAGGTAAAAGCAGGGTTTTTGACTTTTTCTTTAGGTGTAACAAATATTTGTATGACCATTCGAGATCAAGGCTAAAGACCATTCTAGCTGAAGGCTATCCGGCCACCATTCATTTTCCAGGCGGGAGTGTCGATGGAGAGCAACTCATCCAAAGTCGATTTAGAATCCCAAGAGGGATTATGTGTAGAAGCCGGTGAGATCCCAATATCTATTGATAAGATAGAAAAGCCTAAAAGGAAACTATATTTTATAAATGAAATAGTAGAGTGGCAATTAACAAAATATATGTGGACTGGTTGCACCAATATAGAACTACGCGACCAGATAATGTCCAATGCTACCGAGTTGATAAGACAGATTATCAGGAAGCAAGGACTGCATACAATATACCCAGGGCAAGATGATTCATCCTTCGCCGACCTATTGCAAACTGCATGGGTACAGATTGAAAGAACACTTTACAAGTATAGAGCCAGGCCGCACTGTCGTTCATGCTTTAATCCTGATAATCCTGCTAAGTCATTATTGTATACCCCATCCGCCAAAGAGTATGGCATCAAAACACTCGAAGAAGTTATTGATCTCCAGGATGGAAAGAAATGCCCATATTGTAAGCACAAACTGTTGGCTACACCAATTATTGAACCGGAACAGGATTTATATGCAGGGTCAGAGACTATATTATATCGAGGCATGTCCAAAGTCTTTAATATGTGGTCGCAAATAGCTAGGACAGTGATATTAGCATATATAAAAAAGGAAGGACGAGATAGAAAGAATTCAACATCATATGTTACACATCTAGGTAACAAGTCTAGACCATTAAGTGATATGATGACCAGGTTTATAGGTGAGGCCCGAACAATATGCCAATATAATGACGATCACCTTAAGATAGTAGATGCTTTAGAGTGGCTAATGTTTCAGGACGAACGCCCACATGATGGCACCATAGGTAAACTAGTCGAAAGGACAGGATTATCCAGAGCTGTGATAACACATTTCATGAAGATAATTAGACTGAGGAGTATGGAATTCACTGACTCTCCGATAAATAAAAACGTGTCAGAGCCTAAGGATAGGAGAAGAATAAGTATAGATTTTGATGAGGAGTGATTTTGCAAATATATCTATATGGTCAAGTGGGTAACTAGTTGTTGCGGCGTCCCGATATCAGAATGCCAAGGATGCCCAGACAGAATGGTCCTTATGACAGAGGAGCAGTATATGCGCAAGAAGGTCCAAAAGGAGCAGGAAGAATCCCTATTACTGCATAACGTACTATTAAAGATAGAAAATAAAACAGTCGCTAAGAGTGACTTTGATATGCTCATTCGGGAGGCTACCCCAGCTTCAGTATTAGAACGGGTCAGGCGTAAAATAAATCCCAAGAACCGTTTAAATCGCCGGCATCATAGTAAAGATGGCCATGCCTCAGGTTTACCTAAATTAGCGGCTCGAGTCAATCCCGCTAGGAAGAGATCAAACAATACACAGATGCAACATAGTGGCAAGCAGGGGCACAAAAGAAGCGTAAAAACACAAAAGAAGAATCGAGATGCCGGTCTTTACGAGGCCATAGATTATTTCCGTAAGAACATAGGCACAGATATCAGCGAAGAGAAGGTATCCTCGATGCCAGATTTGCATATTTATAAACAGGTGGCCATAAAATTGATGTCTCAACCCAACGCCAATCGTGATTGGTTGGCAAGATTTATAAGCTGCGTAGAGAAGGCATGATATGTCAGAAGCAGACGATCAAGAATTGAACCAGTTGTTAAGTCAGCTAGATGCAGGTGACGTAGAGGAAGCTGATCTTCCTAAACCTACTACCGAGGCTTTACGACCGATCGAGGAGCCGGTGGTAGAAGTACAACCTGCGGATTCCGCCGAGACACCTTCAGTAGATGTCCTCAGATATCTCGACAAGATGGAGGGGGTAGCGGAGGAAGTGCTTCAAGCATGTCGTTCTGATAGGCAAGAGGCACAAGAAGTCATAGATATGTTACGTCAGCAGTGCTCACTGGCCCAAAACAAGAACCAATCACCCGCAAGAATGTACGTGGACGGGTTAGTCAAGGCAGTTGAGGTCAAGGCCAACATTAACACCAACGCAGTAAAGGTCATGGAAGGCGTAGCCAAGATGATAGCGGCTACAAAGGTAGGCAGCCTGAATATCAATAATAATAACGTGACTGTCTCTGGTAGTGAACTAGACGAGATACTAAAGAACCCAATTAATGGCGAGCTAGATTGATGGGCAAGCTCAATACCCAACAACGAGAAATAATCAGAAGATCACAGCAGTCAGCTTGTTGGTGGTTGAGCAATTTCGCTAAGATAAAGCATCAGTCGGCAGGTATTCTGCCATTTAGACCATTCAATTATCAGCGGCATGCTATCAAGTGCTTTAGAAAGCACCGCCTAAATATATTCCGCAAATGTAGACAGGCAGGTATATCGAAAGTCTCAGGCGGATTCGCTACATGGTTCGCCATGATGAATTCTAATAAAACGGTGCTGATAGTATCAAGGAGGAATGAAGATGCGATGGGGTTTCTCAGGGAGAATGTCGTATTTATATATGATAACCTACCCCCATGGATGAGAGAGCTTTGGAAGCCTAAAAAACAGACCGAGCACGAGATCATATTCCCTAACGGTTCACGTATACAGTCGTTAACATCCCATCCTGATGTGCTGCGGAGTAATTCGTCCTCTTTAAATATCATCGACGAGGCGGCGTTCATTCAAGGTATGGATTCAATGTGGGCAGCTGGATGGCCCACGTTACAGCATGGTGGTAGCTGTATAGTCATCAGCACAACTAACGGCATCGGTGGATGGTACTGGTCTACATGGACCGATGCTGAAGCTGGGGTTAATGGATTTAACCCTATAATGGTTAACTGGTGGGATATGGATTGGGCAATAGAATATAAAGATGCGATGTCTGCTGAGTGGCGGAGAATCGCTCCTTGTGATGGTATCCGTAAATGCGTAGACGAGAAAGAGACGTCGAAATTTGGGCCCTTTTGGTCACCTTGGTTACAGACCCAGTATAACGCCCTACAGGATCAAGGGGAGGGGTGGAAGTTTGAGCAGGAGGTCTTAGCGTCGTTTATAGGTTCTGGTAACACAGTGCTATCCAAAGAAGTGATAGCTAAGGTCCAGACTACCGTTCAGGCACCGGCACAAAAGGTAACGGCGTATCAGACGTATGTTCATCCGGTGAGCGGAGAAGTCGAAGATCTTAACTTCGATTTTGATGATCCTGAGCAAGGTTTATGGGTATGGCACAAGCCGGTAGTAGCAACGCCGGCTAAGCGGAAGGGCACACAAATCATAGATCCAGGATCGGCTGCTCACTCATATGTTATGGGTGTGGACATAGCTACTGGAAAGGGCCGCGATTTCAGCACCATTGAAGTGTTTGATATAGATGAAATGGAGCAGGTGGCCGAGTTCATGGCTAGGTGTTTGCCTAGAGAATTGGTCAAGTATATCGACAGAATAGGCCGATGGTATAATTGTGCATTGGCAGTGGTAGAACGAAATAATGGTGGTGACACTTTAATAGATAGCTTAAGATATGATGTGATGTATCCACGAATATGGAGGAAAAAGGATATTAATGACAGGCCACGTGCGACTAATGCTAGCGGACAGCGGGCACTTAAAGTGTCACAGTATGGATTTTCGACGAGTCTTGCCAGTAAACCTACTATAAACAAGTACTTGATGGACTTTTTGTCCGCTAATGAGGGTGAGGGGTACCGCATTAATAGCACCAGACTGCTAAAGCAATTACAAATATATGTAAGAAAAAGAGACCGAACTGGCCGAGACACCAACAAAACTGAAGCTGAAGATGGCGCAGGCAACTTTGACGATCTTGTGATAGCTTGCGGCTTAGCATTTATTGGTGCAGCCGACGCTCTGACCATCGACAGTGCCAATCTAATACCAATAGGTGCAGCAGAAGATTTTGTGCCTGACGAAGCGAGTAGAGACAAAAGTGCAGAAATGTATATAGAACAGGGTGGCCAGACGTTATTGATGCCTTTTGCCATGACCCCTGACGAAGTACCCGATGTGAGCCGTCAGCGGTACTTGGATGAGTTTACTTTGCAATTAGGCGCTGTACCCATAAGTAATGGCAGACCAATAGTGGCCCCTACTAAGGATTTTTATCGCAGGAAGAAAAAATGAAGGATAAAGAAGAAGTAGGCGGTTCAAGATCAATAGAATTATGGCTCACCGCCATTACAGGTGTTATACAGATCATTATGGTGCCGACTGTCTCATCAGACACAGCCATGGTGGTGGCTATTTGTCTGACTATAGGTTCTACTGTATACCTTGTATGTAGGACATGTTTTAAGATCGCCAAGATGAAATATGCGCCCGATTCAGCTGTAGAGTTTTCAGCACAAAAAGCCGATAAAACAATTATTGATTAATATATATTGGTGATGATACTAGTAGATTGGCTATATGTTGATGTCTTGGTATTTTATTGGCTATGTTAAGATGACTAGAGAATATGACGCACCACCTATCGCTATAAATAGCTACGCCTATTTCTTTAAATTGCTTTTTGACTATATTATCCACATCATTCTTGGACGCAGTGAAATAACTCATCGCTGTGGTTGGGTCTTTGGCACCAATGGAAGTGTTAAGACCATAGATAGACCCTTTGTAGCCTAATGATTGAATCGTAGGTATCACATTATCTGGTGGCATTTGGTCCTTTGCTATTTGGGCGGCAGCTTGGCAGAGCTTATTGTTTAATTTTAACGGGTTGGCACCAGTGCTAAGCCTTAAGTGATTGTGTAGCATGAACATAGCCCGTACTTCCGCTTCAGAATCACCGGGCAGTTCCACGCTCTCGATGGGGCTAGATTGTGAACTCAGATCATCGCAACGCCCTTGGTCTGATGGGGGAATATAAGCGACATCTGGGAACAATAAGATATTAGAGACGCGATCCACGCAGAGTCGATATAATTTGGTCAGTGAAAGCATAGTGGCACATCTCCTCAAATCTAACGTATGTTTAATATATGTTTGGAAATAGATATCCTTCTGTAAATATACTTAGTGAGGGGCCGATATGCCTAGCAATTTTTTGGCTTTCGACAGGATCAGGGCTTTAACGCGTTCTAGTAATGTATATCAAGCAGAGCGAATATTTCAAGATCAGTCTAATCTTGATGCACTGATAGCCGGCGGGCAGTTCTTAGATATCAATGACCAATCTCTGATCTTAGATCAGACTAATTTGCAGATAAACAGATTGGAGAGATACAAAGACTATGAGCAGATGGATCAGACTGGAGAGGTGAGCCTGGCCTTAGATCTATATGCTGACGAAGCCAGTCTTGTTGATCCAGAGCGGAAGCATACATTGATCATTAGAGCACAAACCAAGAGGATCAAGAGAGAATTAGAGGAATTATTCTACAATACACTCCAGTGGGACACATATTGTAGGCCAACCATTAGATATCTATGCAAGTATGGTGATATGCCTTTCGAGATAGTCATGAATAGCTCAAGAGAAGGTATATCATCGCTCAGATTTATGAATGTTTATAATTTTACCCGTATCGAAACAAGGCATGGAGATTTGGTAGGGTTTTTCTATATGGACCCAATGGTTTCAGAGCCACAGTTTTTTCACCCGTGGCAGGTAATGCATTGCAGACTGACCAGCTTTGAAAATCTATATCATCCATACGGTAGATCGATATTGGACGGTGGACGAAAAGCTTTCAAGCAGCTCAGATTGATGGAGGACTCAGCCTTAATATATCGGATAACTAGAGCCCCGGAGAAACGTAAATTTACTATTCCCGTAGGGATGATACCTCCCAAGGAGGTCCCAGAATATATGCAAATGATAGCTAGGAATTTTAAGAGGCATAGGTTTTACAACCCTACTACTGGTACATTCGATGAAAGATACTCGCCACTGGTGCAAGAGGATGACTTCTTCTTACCCAGAAGGCCAGACGGCTCTGGACCTGATATTGATACATTGCCCGGTGCTGAGAACTTAGACCAGATTAAGGATATAGAATATTTCAAGAAGAAGATGATAGCACCTACCAAGATACCTTTTGCCAGAGTGGGAATAGGCGACGGTGCAGGTGAATCCAATGAAAAATCCTTATCTATGTCGCACTCGGAATTTGCCAAAGCTGTGCAGTGGATACAGCGAGAAGTGGCTACGGGTCTTACCAAAGTAGCCATCGTGCACTTGGCATTGCGTGGGTTTACGACCAGAGAATTAAAGGGTTTTGAGATATCATTGACAGCTACTTCGGCCATGGAGGAGTTATATCGCATAGAGACATGGCAGACGAGAACTGGTGTGATGTCAGACCTTAAAGACTTAGGGTGGTTTCCCAAAGAATGGATAGTCACCCACTTCACAGATTTATCTCCCGACGAAATCGAGGAGATAAAGGATATGGAGGATGTGGAATCTAACGGTGGTGGTGGCGGCGGCAAGCCAATGGGCCTTGGCGGTGGGCTAGATTTAGGCGGGCCAGATCTTGGTGGGCCAGATCTTGGTGGGCCACCAGAGGAGGGAGAACCGCCAGCTGGGGCCGAGTCGGACGCAATGGATGCGGGGGCGGGTCAAGACGGTGCAGCTACACCTCCGCCGACAGCCGGTGGAGCACCTATAGAGGGATATGATTATACAGCAGAGAGAAGACTATTGTTAGAGATGAGAAAACAACAAGATAGAAAAGGTGCGAGAAAGATCGTAGACAAGTGGATGGAGCGTTTGGGCAAGACTGCATTCACGGATAGAGAATACCATAGCGGGTTTGATCATCTTCTCGAATCTAAAGAATTGGATGGGCTAACGACTAGCCCCATGGAGGATAGTAGTGGTGCAAATATACAAAACCCGAATGACACAGAAGGTCTGTTAGTCGAATGGTCTGTGTCTGATCAGGAACGCCATGAAGCTATAACCGAGGTACTTAATGTCCTTACCGTGGACATTTCAGAGGGATCTCCGATCGATGAGAACATGGTTACTGATGAGGACGTGACCACATCAACCATGGGACTCATGACAGAAGGATAAATCACCTCTATCCTTCATTCAAAGTTATAGTGGTTGTAGTTAGGTGAATAAGTAGGAGTAAATCAATGGCTCAGAATCAGAATCAGTCGGCTACCCAGAGCATTAAAATGGATAGCCGCAAATTTCTGGGGGCTTTGAACGATTCAGCTCAAGCTAGGGTCGCATACTTCGAAGATAAGATTGCCAACATGGGCAAGCATGCCGGCAAGAACTATCGGCTAACAGCCCTCCACGCCAAGAATTTGTTTTTTGAAGATGTGGATGCTAATGCATTCTATGTGGCCGACCATATTCGCGATAAGGGTGACAAGGTAGTCATTTCTAATATTCGACAGGTGGATATCGTAGAGGAGCAGAAGGCTTCGTTATTTAGCGATTCCTGCCTTAAGCTGGTTAGTGCTATCGAGGAGAACGACCAAAAGGGTATGGGAACAGCGTTTAGACGCATGAGTTCCCAGAGATTCTCTAGCAGAGCAGTGCCTTTCTCAGGTGTTGTCAAGAGCAAGGACAACGTCACTAGAAAGATCACAGTAGCGGGCAAGGACCTTGGCGAAGATGTCCGCAACAGGCTGATAGGCACCATAGTCGAGAGTCTACGTGACAAGGTGATAGTAGAGAACGGGCAGGTGGTTGCCGGCCAATTTGTCGATGGCGAACCTGTCAAGCTGCCGGTCACTAAATGGGCTTCACGCAAGTTAGTAGCCAGAAGAATGCGTGACGCCGCGGTAAACGCATACTGGTCAGAAGGCTTCCAGAAGAGAGTAAATCACGCTGCTCGCTTAGTGGCAGATGGTAAGATAAGTGAAGCAGTGTCCTCGGTCATTCCATTCCTCAATGAGAATGAAGAGTTCACTCTGTTAAGGCGTGATCAGGTTCAGACGCTGATCGAAAATGCTTTAGCAGCTAAGGCAGTGTTTAATGATCAGCTTGCCACCGATACGGCCACATTGTTCTATCGGACTAACATGCGGGTTAGTCGTCAAAAGATCCTTGATGAATGGCGGAGTATCGCTCGTAAGGCTGAGCATGCTGTATTAGCAGAGAATGTGCAGATTCTCGAGGCTGCGAATAGTTTCGAACCTGCTTACGATAAGTTTCTGACCCTGATTTTCGAGGCTTTTAGCAACAAGGACGTGGCTGCATCAGCGTTGGCCACCACGTTATCTACGTTGCGTGATAAGACGCCCAAGATCAAGGAATCTAACGAGCTGTCTACCAAGTTAAATGGTCTGATCAGCCGCCTTTCAGGCAAGGAATGCGACGATGCCGCCATCTACGAGGCGGAGGATTTGATCGCCACGATTCAAGAAGAATTGGCCGCTGCAGACAGTCTGAGCAATTTTGACATGATCCCCGGAGATGATACGGCCATGGCAGATACATCTGGCCAGGGCCAGGGACAGGGTCAGCCACAGATAATCATCAATTCGCCACTCATCCAGATCGGTGGCAAGAGCGGTGCCCAAGGATCGGCGGAGGATGATTTGGATCTGGACGCAGATGACCAGGGTGAGGATGAGCTGAGTGCATTGCTTGGGGCCAATGACCAAGAACCAGCCACCCCTGCCCCTGCACAGCAACCTGCTGCAGCTCCCGCTGTACCGGCACCAGCCGCTCCAGGGGCACAGGCACCAGTAAATCCATTCGAGAGCCGTGGAACCAGAAAATCAATTAATGAGATGATGGTGGACCATGACGACTTACCAATAGAAGTTAGGCAGGTATTAGATGATGTGTCACTGCCTATTAGTATAGAGGATCTGCTCGATTGGTCATATGATAATCTTAGTGCATCAGTGGCATCGGATTATCAGAGAGAGATTTATGAATATTTGTTAGCTCGTGGTATGATTGCAGGCAGAGCCGACGTGAATGAAGGGCGTGACCCCTATGCTATATCCAATGGTGAGTTGGGTATAGCGGAGGGTACTCGTTCTATGGCCGATTACGGAGCCCCTGTGATCAACGATTCGACGGATGTTCGTCAGATCGTACGCATCATGGGCAAATTGGCACAACAGCACAATCTCGAGGGGCAGCAGCTAACGGATAATTTGACCAACATGGCTGAGGCAGCCATTAAGGCAGTTGGTTTAAGAATACCTGAAGGTAGAATGAACGTGGCCGTAGGCCAGTGCCTTGAGATGTTCGAATCTGAGATGCCTGACTTCATCAAGGCCAAGATGAAGGACCGCCAAGATGACAGTGACGAAAACGTAGAAGATGACGATGAGGATTGCGACGTAGCCGAGGACCAGTTCAAGGGTCCAAGGATGAGAAGAAGAGGCTATCGCCGTAGCTCATATGGTAGTAAGGATCTCAAAGAGTCGGTCCAGTGGGACCAATCGCAGGATGACGGTGTGCTAGGCAGGATGTCTGGCGTAGGGTTCATTTTCGATCATGGTGGTGATGCCTCGCTCAACCCCGTAATACTTTCAGAGGATGGGTCTGTTGAGATCCCGATTCCCGAAGAGATAGTAGAAAGTGCCTACGCTAGTGCTGGTCTGTTGGACGGCGACGGCAGTCAGTTTGAAGGGTGGCTTAGGGGTTCACTCGAGCAACTCCGTCCTATCGGTGAAGACGAGGATATGGCACTAGCGGAGGCCATGGCAACCATCAAGACCAACCCAGATGGTTCGTTGTCAGTCGAAGTTACCGACGATGTTGATGTTCAGGATATGGGCGATATCGGAGACGAGTCGATGGATATGGCTCCTGTCGATTCGATCTCGCCAATAGCATCGGATGATTCTGATGGTGAAGACTCGATGCCTGACTTCGAATCGTTAGGTGACGATGACTCTAACGAAGATTCCGAAGATGCGGACGTTGGTGCAGATGATACAGATGAGGATGGTGGTCTAGAGGACTTGGGTTCAGATGAGGAAGAGGAAGATGCGGATGAGTCGGAGGATGATGACGACGTCTTTGAAGACAAGGATGTTACTGAGCCCAAGAATAGCAAGTATTCTAAGCATGTCAAAGGCGATCTCCGGGACATGCCCAAACCCAAGTTGCCTAAGGATAGCGACGATAGCCTAGAAGGTATAGGCCCGGATCTAAAGCAGGATGACGGCACCGGTACCAAGCCGCCCACTGCTAAACCAATGAGCAAGCAGTAATAGGAGATGGGCATGCTACCTACCAGAAGAAAAGTGTCTAGCGTTGTATCTGAGTCCAGAACACTGTTGGACCGCAGGCTCATAGCTGAAACCGGCGTTGTGCCAGATGGGTTCAAGTTGATCAGAGACACATTTTCATTCGACATCATCGATAAGAAAAATGTAGTAGTCGAAGGCAAGAATGGGTCAGAGGTCCACGTAATGAGGGTCTCTGGCCTGATTCAAATGGGCGATCGCGAGAACGCCAATGGCAGGCTTTACTCAACAGCTGATGTGTTGAGACCAGCCGTTCAAAATATACAGGAAGACGTGCAGTCGAGAGCGGTTATGGGAGAGTACGATCACCCCGCAGACGCTAAGATACACCTTGATAGGGTCAGTCACCTGATGACAAAGGTCTGGATGGATGGCCGCAAGGTGTATGGTGAGGCAGAGATTCTTCACAATTTGCCATGTGGTGCCTGCTTACGTGGCTTGTTTGAGCACAAGGTTCGTGTAGGCATATCCTCTAGGGGTGTTGGCGACATGGAGGTCGTTGAGAGTTCCGGTAAAGAACTGTATCGGGTCATGCCAGGATATACGTTCGTGACATGGGATGCAGTCGCAGAGCCATCAGTCAATGGGGCCATCCTTAACATTCAAGAGGGATTATCTCGTAGAATCAAGCCTCTAAACCAGATCAAGCATAAGTTTAAACCTGAGGTATATCAGAGTATGCTAGTTAAAGAGATAAATAAATATTTCGGGTTAAAATAAATAGTTTGGTTTAACCTCGTTTAGTATATAACTAAGCGAGAGTTATATGATAGATTGGGATTCTTCAGAGCATAACATAAATGATATTAAGAATAAATGTATAGTTATTGTGGTTTGTGAATCTTGTAATAACAAACGAGAGCAGTTGTATCAGGTGGCCAAGAGGAAGTCAACACACATATGTATGTCATGCGTAAAATCTTCTAACAAGCATGGAAGCATGAGAACAGGCCAATTGGTCACCTATAGGTGTTCCTGTGGGGCAGAAAAGGAGATGAAGTATAGACCTAGCCGATATGAAAAATGGCAATGCCATCATTGTGCTATGGTTGGTGCCCATAAAGAAGGCAAGATAAGATCAGTACACAATACTCCATCAATAGAGGGTAGGGAGAGACTGTCTGAATTGGCTCGACAAAGATGGGCTGATCCTGAATATCGTCTTAGCATGGCGACCAAGAAAGCTCTTTCCAAAGCTAGAAGATCGGATATATCTAAACAATTGTGGAAGGATGAGGATAGATTACGAGCGTTGTCGGAATCCATTAAACGTGTGTGGTTGCAGGATGAGTATAGAAATACTAGAAGTAGACAAAGCAGGGAATGTTGGAAATCTGAAGGATACCGAATCCGGCATGCTAATGGCATGCTTAGGGACGACGCCAGACAGAGAATGCTTGCTGCGAGGGGTGCACAAAAAGGAGCAGTGAGCAATATTCAAAGGATGCTGTATTCTTTTTTGCATGATCTGAACGTCGATTTTTACGAAGAGGGAGACAAAACCAGGTTAGGATATTATTCGTTCGATTGTTTGATTCCCGCCAAATCGGGTGGTAAAGGCGGATTACTAGAATGTCAAGGAGATTACTGGCACACTCTATCCAAGACACAAGTTAAAGACCGTTCTAAATTCTCGTATATTAGCAGATACTTTCCAGAATATGAGATAATGTATATTTGGGAACACGAATTCTATGCCAAAGACAAAGTGATAGGGCGGCTTAAGTCGAAGTTAGGGATTGAAGTAAAAGTAGAAGATTTCGACTTAAAAGATTTGGTGATAGTAGAGGACATTAAAGTTGCAGATATAAACAGTTTTTTGGATGCTTATCATTATATAGGTAAGGGTCGATCGGGTAAAACATTTGGGGCGTATATAAATGATAAATTAATAGCATGTGCTGTATATTCTAATTTAATAAGACAAAATATAGCACATCAATTTGATGGTGACAGTCTTGAATTGGCCCGATTGTGTATACATCCTAATTATCAAAAACGTAATCTAGCCAGTTATTTCTTGTCTAGGACCTTCAAGAATTTGAATGTAACCAATGTGATAAGTTATTGTGATACTACTGTGGGTCATACTGGTGCTGTTTATAAATCTTTAGGATTCATGCTGCACCATGAGGTGGATCCAGATTATTGGTATATTGACACTAATGGATGGGTAATGCACAAAAAGACATTATATGAACGTGCCAGGAAGATGGGCACGACGGAGGCAGACTATGCCAGCCAGTTTGGATATATAAGAAAATATGGCGGTAGGAAATATTGCTTTTTAAAGAAGCTGAACTAGTCCTCCTACTCAAATATATTCTAGATCAGTCAAGCTCACGTTATTGGTGAGCACGGATGGTGGTGAGCACGGATGGTTCGGACATAAACCAATAAAATACCTGGATCTGATCAAAAAATAAATACAGAGCCATCAGTCAATGGGGCCATCCTGAACATACAAGAGGGATTATCTCGTAGAATCAAGCCTCTCAACCAGATCAAGCATAAGTTTAATCCTGAGGTATATCAGGGTATGAATATTTCGGCTTAAAAATAATTCCTGAATATTAGTCAACTGCCGCCATATCTACCCCATATATCATCAAGCTCTTCTGGCGAAAAACCAAAGAGATCGGCATCAGTCACTTGGTCGTCGAGTGGCTGCTCATCATGTGGAGCTGGGTCGTTCATCAAGCTTAACCCGCCAAAACCCAAACCAGCATTGAATTGGTGCACGTATGTCTCCATATCAGGATCTTGTATACTATAGATAGATATACCACAAGGGATACCTTCTATCATCTTGTAGGCGGTAATAAGCAAGGCAGCATCACGTTTCAATTCTTGCAGTTCGTATTCGTTATCTTCTACAGGTGTGGCTGATGCATCATACTGAACAAAGCTAAGTGCTCGATGCAACTGCTCGGGGTTGATGTCCAAATACTCTTGAGTGGTTATCGGACGGCCATCTACTATTTTAGTGACTATCAGGTTTAGATTATTGAAATCAGCTTCCTGATGCTTACCGTGTATCTCGTCAACGGTGAAGCCGGAGTGCTCTAGCCAATGTAGTATTCTACGGAGATCTACCCCCTCAGATTCATATAATACATGTTCAGTCAGCAGCGAGGATAAAACATTGACATCCATCCACTCACGTTGAGGTATTTGGTCCAACCGGATATGCCACCAGTCTTCATCCACCCGCTTAGCACCCAAGTTTTGGGCCACCTTGTCATAAGCCCGATAATATACGCTACCCTCCTCATCTTCCTTGCCACTGGCCTTGCCCCATAGTTTACCGATCTTGGTGCTGGATATAATATAGACATCCTTGATCTGTTGCATGCGGGCGGCATTAAAGCAAGCATGATAGAAGGCTTCAATCCAATCCTTATAAAAGTTTTCTACCTTGGATTTAAATTGCGAGAAATTAGTGAGCTTGAACCTACGTTGAGCGTTGGTAACGGCTGTCGCCAAATCTTTAGTGGCCTGATTAATCTCTTGAGCCAGGCGTAAACGGATACTTGCTGGTGCGTGCGTGTACTCCCTTTTGGTCATTGCCAATTCTCGCCGCTTGTGGGCGATCAAGGACTTAGTATCTTGGATGGTCTTGGCATTCTTGGCATTAAACTGTTCTTGATTGGTCAATTCGATAGTTCGTTGTAGCAAATCTGATTGCACCTCGTTGATGTACATGCTAGTGCCATCCACGCTGCCGCCTATCCAACCCAAGTGCTTGTAAGAAGGTTTCAGAACGGAACCAGAACCTATCCTGTGCAGATCCATAGAACTAAAGATCTCATCGGGGATATCAATATCACGGGCACCAATAGCCAGAGTAAAAGACTTACCACTCGATACTTGCCTGCCGGGTATCTTGCGGTCCAGATGATGCACGTCGTGTGGGAAAAAAGAGGAATTAGGAACCTCCTTGGTACTAATTGTCATAGGTTTAACAGGAGCCGCTCGTGCGGGTCTACGCTCACGCTGAGCATTAGCATCACGGGGAGCGCGGACCACTTTGGGTTTTTTACCCGCTATCCAATTGCTAATACTAGACTCAAGTTGAGCATCATCCATAACTTGTATCTTGGTGCCGCCATACGAACCCACCAACAACACATCATCACCTGACAGCAAGATATCCAGAGGCTTCTTGGCCAGAGGATGGGACAATGTGAAAAGGCCATGCATCTTACCCTTTTGAACATAATTGCTGTGCTTCACATGTAACTCAGGATGCAGCCGTAACACATCCTTGAGCACTTCTCTAACCTGTGCTGCAAGGTCTTGTTCAATATCATCATTATCGTTGCCCGACGCGACATCATCTTCCCGTAAGATCCTATCCAGCTTGCGTTGGTAATTCTCACCTACTATGCTCTTCTCGAGTATGGTATGCACAGTGTTAAAAATATCTAAAGCCTGCTCATGGGTGATACGAGCAGTCAGGTGCTGGTCATTGGCGATGCCGTCTGCCTGCTTGGGGATTATTTGGATTGTATACATACCATATAAATCAGGTTCATGGATCAGTACCTGCACGTGACCGTAATCCGTATTCATCTCGATGGTCAACTTATCATACGTTGCATGCGCTGAATTAACATTGGGAAGGTAGTCCTTAATCGTGGCCAAGATGGGTTTGGCCCAATTATTATCTCTAGCATATCTAACATTAGTAATAGAATCTGGAATAGAGATTACAGGTACATCCCGACCAGTAGCTACCATATGTAATACCCGCCATAAATTTTTACCAGCGTAATCCCTCAACTCGTCTTCGGGTACAAGCAAAGCAGATGAATAAGATGAATAATCAAAATTACCATAGATAGCTAATTTATTAACCAATTTGGCCAACCCAGCAGAAACTCGTTCATAAGATACCGCGTCTCGGAATAATTTCTCAAGTGAGGCAGGTTTTACTATATTGTTGCCCTGGAGCGTAATCGAACTATTTGCAGATCCAGGCCATACTACTATTTGCACATATATCTTTGTAGAAGTAGCACGGACAGACTGTAAGGGAAGATGAATTTCAACAGAAACGGATACCCTACTGATGTCGAGATCCTTATTAGCATGGGCATCCATTGGAAGCTTAAACTGATAGGACCTAATACTACGATTATCGTAATGATGGTCATTAACACTAGTAGATACACCACTATCTGCAGCCCGAGACCAATAGCCATTAAGCAGCTCATCCAAGCCCTTAGCATTATCCACACGAGCTGCAGCCTTACTAGCCAACCGCAATTCCTTAGCTATACGCTGTTGGATGAGCTGCTGTACTTGTGACCATGAATCAGCATGACCAGTTTGTTGCACCCGTAGACCAGGCTTACCATTAACCACACCAATATCTAGATCAGCCCCCGCCCACTTAATAGGATTACCACCCTTTGGCACCACCCTGGCAAACCAAGCCACAGCATTATACGTACTATGGTGGTTCATAGGAATAAATTTAAATCCTGCAGGTAACTGCACCCGCTGCACCAACCTATCATATAACAGAGACTGGATATCATCTCGAGGACCCTCAACAATAGTATCTAATCTCATGATGCGACTTCCTCAACGATCATAGAAATAAAGAGCACCTACCCACGTATATTTGTCTATATGGTCATCATATGACAGCACCGCCTTCTCTCCAGTCGGCTAATGGATGGGTTATGTATAAAAGACATTATAGGAGCGTGCTAAGAAAATGAGTATCAAAGAGAATGATTACGCTCATCGATTTGGATATATAAGGATATATGGCGGCAAGAAATATTGCTTTGTCAAGCAATTATATTAATATCATCTGTCAAATATAAATATAACCAAAGGAGAATTATATGAATTATATGAATTATATGAACGGACCTTTACATATGAATATGTTGGCTTCTGGCATTAATAAGACGATTAAAGCAGCATATTTTTGGATAATGAATACTTTAAATCCCAATGATTTTATCACATTTGGGTTTGAGCATGATTCGGTTTATGTGGGAGCTAGGGCTGACGTCGTCGATGGGTCATCTGGGGTGTATGGTTGGGCATTGATAGCCCACCGAGATGGAACTGCGACACTTCAAGTTAGAGATGAAAAAGGTGGTGCAGTAACAGTAGACTTACTTAAGGCTACCAGAGTCTTAAAAAATCTTATTGATGCAGTGGATGTTAATAAAGGCGTCGAATAATAAAATACCTGGATCTGGTCAAAAATATAAATAACGAATAGGGAATGCATTGCTCGGCAAAAATAACATTAAACGCGATTAGGAGATGAAAGCAATGGATAAGATTAAGGCTCTTCTTGAGAAGGCGGGCGTCAAGCCAGAGCTGGCTACGCAGATATGCGAGTCATTGGTTCAGTATAAGTCATCTCTACGTGAACAATTCAACAAGGAGTATGCTGCCAAGGTTAAGCAGGCCAAGAAGGTCTGCCTTGAAGAGACCGAGGCGCATAAGAGAGAACTTGCACGTCGGGTGCAGATTTTTTGTGAGACGAAGAGCGCAGCGATCGAGGCACAAATTGCTAGGCAGTCGGCCCTTAACGAAACCGAAGCCATGTCCAAGCTTACCCGCATAGTAGGATTACTAGAGGGTGTTGAGCCAAATGGCGGGCAAAGCGGTGACGTTACAGCCACAATTGATAAGCTCAAGCAACAGGTCAAAGTCGCGACTGAGGGTAAGAAGCAGGCTGTTGAACTTGCTAACCGCAAGACTGCAATAGCTGAGAAGGCTCTAAAGCGTAACAGAGAGTTGGCTACGGCTCTGAAGACCATCGAAGAGCGTAAGCAGTCGACTCGTGCTGGTGCTGTGACTGAAAGCAGACAAGCGCCAGCATCTCGAAGAATCGATATGTCACGCGTTTCTGGTCGGGCCAGATCCACTAGGGCTACCCTTACGGAGAATCAGGATCGTCGTCCAGTTCAGCAGCGAAGACCGTCGAGCGGTGGTTTTAGCATCGACAACATAGCTGCTGGGATGGATAGCGACCTATCGTAATTGATTTGAATTGACCAAGTACCTGAGCAAAGCACGAGGAGCTAGAAAAAATGGCACTGCCTAGAACAATCAGAACGGGTGACAGAACCATGCAGCGTGGCATCCCACAGCGTGGCATCCCACAGCGTGGCGTATCGCAGCGTGGTTTTGCACAGCGTGGCGTATCGCAAGGTCGCCACCTCCAAAGCCAGATGGTAACCGAGGCTGCGGACCCGCACCGGGCCACGGTGCTGCAGGAGTCCAAGAAGAATCAGCTGGTGAGAAAGTGGTCGCCAGTTCTTAACAAGTGCCGCGAGGTGCCCAAGGCCAAGTTTGGTCTTATGGCATCCATCCTGGAGAACCAGTACAACGCCTGGAATCCAGAGAATCGCACGATGTTTCTCGAGGACCAGACCACCACGGCTAATATTGCCGACTTCACGCGGTTTGCCCTCCCCCTGATTCGCAAGTCGTACCCCAAGCTCATTTCAGACAACCTTGTCGGCGTTCAGCCGATGAGCCAGCCTGCGAGCTTGATCTTCTACATCAGATACCGCTATGCTCTGTCCAAGGGCCAGACGGTTGCTGGTACGCAGATCATGCGGCAGAACACGGCCCAGAGCTACTCCCGTTCTAACGGGTGGGCTTTGGACCCGTACTACAGCTCGCAGGAGGTCCATGGTGAGCCTGCAACGGTTACCGGTGACCTTCTGAGCGTCACGGCGACCCTGGCTCATCGCCCGGTCCTAGCTGGCACGGTGGTGGTTGAGGTCTTCGCTAGCGAGACAGATGCCAGCCCCAACTGTGATGACGCAGTGCCCTGCCTCAGAGTGGGCTTCGGCCACGATGGCGAGCCTGACACGGTTCTGATCGGCGACTGCACCGAGTTCACTTCGACGCTCGCCGTGAACGAGGCTGGTTCCAGCTTCAATCACTCGAACGGTGCTGTGACCGTTGCTCTGTCTGCCGGTTCATTCCCGGCTGGTGCGGTGGCTAGGGTTAACTACGAGTATGATCTCGAGGCAAACCCCTTCCAGCCAGAGGTCACCATGAGCATCGACAGTGATAGCG